CCATATTCCGCTGGAAGGAGCAGCTGGACCTGTCTGCCCATTAAGATTTATACAAGCTAATAAGCTTATAATCAATAATTTAAGTGTTTTCATTTTATAGATTTGTAATTTAGTAACTACAAAATTATAAAAAAATTTTAATTTTATTTGAGATTATTTTAATTAATAAGTTCGTCTGTGTTAATATTATGTTTAGATAAAATATATTGTATTTTTTCAAAAACAATCTCTAAAACATCATATTTATCAATATCTTCTTTACTCTCAAGTTCAAATTCTAATTTTTTTTTAGTGTTATATATTAATTCAAACAAAGCAGATGCCATAGCGGAGCTTGCAACAGCTTGTTTAAACTCTCTAAAATCATCAGGATCACTTAAATTATATTTTATAATTGCCTTTGCCATAATTTTTTATTTAATATTTGAGTATAAAATAGTAGGGTTGTTCTTCTTAATCTCAACCTTATAACATACGTCTTGGTAGGTTAAAAATTGCTGAGTATTAAAGGGCCTTGTAATAATATGTGCCCCATTTGGTGTAGGAATATCTCCTACAATGTTTCTTCCATTGGGAGCACAGTCATTAATTACAGTTTTAATTCTAAGGACATCATTAATAGAGACATTTTTATAATCTACATTTACTACCCAGATTTCTATGTTAGAATTTAGGTCATCAATAGAATCCTGGACTAACATAGAGTAATCTAATTCTTGTTTTTCTAATTTTTTAGAAAGGGTTTCTAATATTTTATACCCTAGTTTTTCTTTAGAGTAAGATCCTAATTTTATATATACACTAGCGTCTAAACAATCAGAAATATGTTTCATTTCTTTATAATCAGTTAGTAAACTTTGTAAATTATCTATCATGTAATGTTTAATTACTTGATTGTTAGAATTTTTTTTAATAAGTATTTCATAAAAGCTAGTATTTTGAAATACTAATAAAGGAATTATATTTTCTAAATTGTCTATCATTTTAAATTAATGTTAAAAGGTAAGAAGAAAGTTTATACCCAATAAAGGCCCCTAGCGCGGATGGGTAAGGAAACACTACTAATTTACCTAAATTTGTAATGTATTTTGGTCTATTGATAATTCTACTTAAAAATGTGTAATAAGCCACATAAGACACTAAGACAGCAAAATCGGATTTAGTAGAAACAAAAACTATTATTATAGAGGCTAAAAACCCCCAAATAAAGTTATCTCTAACTCCTTCCCATATTTCCTGTCTTGTAGCGTCTTTATATTCTTTTACAATCCTATTTAGTGGTTGCTTTCTTGGCATCTTTTTTTACCTTTACTTTAACTGGTATGTTTTCCTCACAAGCATCTAGAGCAGCCTTAAATACATCAATTTCTCTCAAAGTTTTTTCATAAAAATCAATTGATTCTAATAAATAATCTTCGTATTGCTTTTTGATTTTTCTATTAGCTCTAAATAGATAATAAATTGTGGCTAACGCTAGTGTGTTAGTTAATAATAGTGTGCATTCTGATAGTGTCATAATAAATAATTTTAATTTTTGGTAAATATAGTTTAAATTTTGTTGATAGGGGAATAATCTGAAACATTTTCTAATAAAAATTCATCCAAAATGTCTTCACTTAAAAATTCTGAAATGTGAAGGGTGTAAGAAATATCACTTTCCTCCCCAAAAACAGGGAAAGAAACCATTAAACCCTCAGGGCCTATAAAATGATTGTCTATATATTCCTCTCCTAATAGCCAAGCTACTATAGTACTATATTTAAAAGCAGCTTCTTTTTCTTGGGAACCATTAAACCACTTTATAATAATTTGGTCTGTATAATCTATTATTTCGTAATTTTCCATTTTTTTAGTTTTATCTGACTAAGCTCCTGTTGAACCATAAGAGCCATCACCTCTATCAGAATTAGAAAGTTCATCAACAACTTCCCACTCAATAGTAGGGTAAGGTAATATAATTAATTGACCTACTCTCTCGCCCTTTAAATAGATTTGTTCATTTTTTAATTCATCACTTTGTAAGAAGTATTGGTAATTAGGTTTAAATTTAAGCATAATCTCTCCTCTATACCCTGAATCAATTACCCCAACTGAGTTTGTTAGCACCAAAGATTTTTTAGCGTTGGATGATCTTGGAAAAACTAATCCCATAAATCCATCAGGAATTTCTATAGCTAATCCTGTTTTGTAAACATAGCATCCTGAAGAATCTAAATAAACTTCTGTACAAGTTAAATCCATTCCAGCGTCACCATGCTTACTGTAAGCAGGTAATTCTGCAAATTCATTCAACTTTTTAATTTTTACTATCATATTTTTGTAATTTAGATTGCAAATATAATTATTTTTTTACAAAAAACCTATCTAAAAATCTAAAAACTTCTTTTTTATTATCAACCCAATAAAGCTCTCTTAATTCATCAAAGTCTTTTCCTTGATAAAAAAAATCATTCTCATCAATAATATTTGCAATTCCAAGCATATCTTCTGCCTTTGCTATTAGAGGAAAGTTTTCTTCAGCAGTGGATTCAATTATTTTTAAAATACTTTCATCTCGTTCTATCTTATGTATAAAAATTCTTTCATTTTCTTTAAAAGAATATTCTTCCCATTCTTCATTATATACATCAGGTTTAGATAAATAATTTACTATATATCCTATTTCTTTATCTGCGCATAAGATTTGTGTCTGGGATTGTAGCCAATATTTTCTAGGTAACACTTCGTTTTGCTTATGAAAGTTTAAGATGGAGTATTGACATTTAACATCGGCTACAAAATCTTCTGCTAATATATCAGGAGTGGCCACAAGACATTCTTTATAGGGCATAGATTCATCCCACCATTGACATTCTCCTTTATATTTTCTAAATATCTCAAAAGCATCATACTGGTTTGCCAATCCGTGCTTCATTTCTTTAGTGTTTAATTCTCTTTTACACCCAAGAGCTTCCGCCCCTAAATCATAAATATACTTAAACTTGCTTTTGCCTTTACCTTTTGCTAATAATTCTGATATTTTTGAGGCTGAAAATCTTCTTAATCTAATCTCGTCCATAGTTACAATCCAAAATAGTCTTTAAGCTTATTAAATAGTTTACCATCTGTTTCTGTTACAAAAGGAATTAGTTTTTTAAATCGTAAATATACGATTAGTGAAGCAACAGGAAACTCTTTTTTTAATTTATCAAAATCCATTTCATCTAACAACTTATCAAATCTTGTATGCTCGTCTAAAGTTAAATAAACATAGTTGTCTAAGTGGCCTTGTATAGATTTATAGGTTCTTTTTGGTAAGATGTGGCAAATATTACACCTGCTTGGTTCATAAATAAAAGAACCACTTTCTTCGCTCTTTCTGCATTTTTCAATGTGATAGGTGAAATAAACATCTCTAATGTCGGATTGCACTTTCTTTTCTTTTTGTTTCTTAACACTGATTTTAGGAATCTTATAATCAATACTAGCACAACTTTTGCATCTTTTTTTAGAGAACCATGGTTGGTCATCTCTACCGCAAGATATACATATTTTATTTTTTAATTTAATCATAATGAGAGAGTGCCTATAATGATTTTAGGTTATATGTTTCATTGTAGTACTTTTCAGCTTTTTTTTCAACTTCATCTAAAACTCTTAGATATTCCATTCCATATTCTAACTTTTTATTCATTTTTAAGTCGATGTAAGTTCCTATAATTAGTTGTTTTTCTCGTTCCTTTTCCATTTCTTTTGCTTGTTCAAACAATCCTTCAAATAAAACTTCTTGTTCATATGTTAATCCTACGTTAATTCGTTCTTGTAACATATCTATTGCTGTCATTTGTTTATTTTTCATATATTATTTTTTAATTGTTTTGCTTTATGTTTCCAATAAATGAATTCATTAAATGATACTATGCCCACATTTCTTAATCCTTTTACTTCAGATTCATCAATAAATAATAAATCTTCTAATGTCCATTCATCATACTTATGTTCTATATCTTTTATTTTACATAATAAACAAGTGCTTAATCTATTATAAAGTCTAGAACTTAAAATTTCAGAAAGATATAAAAAATTTTTTTCTTTTGCGCTTATCATATTATTTCTTTTTAAATTATTAAATGGTTTGAGATTCATATACTTCTAGGTCTTCCACTAACTCTTTAACATTAATCTCGTTAAAATCTGTACAATCCTTTAGCAATTCTAGAAACTTCTCTAAATCGTCTTTATGGATAGCAAACCTATTGGCACTAAAATATCCATAAGGTTCACAAGATTCATCTAGGTGGATTTCTTCTAACTCAAAAGCCATTGTTTTAGAGGGGATGCTATACACTATCCAGCTAACGTTATACTCATTTCCTTCCTTCACCCATTTATTGCTAGGTATTACAGAAGGTCTTTCTTTATCATTTATACAAATAACTCTACACATAATTATTGATTTATTGGCCAAAGCCCATTTCTACCATTTTTCTAAATGCCACAGAGGTATCTCCATCACATTCTAAATCTATAAATATATCAGAAGCTGTATATCCTCTATTTACGTCAAAAGAAGTAGATGTAGAAAAACAATTAAATATTCTTGTCTCTCTATCAAACAATGCACTGCTTTTAGATTTAGGAGATCCTGCTCTTTTTAACCTAACACTCTTGGTTCCTAATGTCCTTATCTCTTCCCAACCATTTTGTATGAGATAACTTACAACATCAAATCTTTGATT